GCCAGATCATAGCTCTCATAAACCACCGACTATTTACTCGGAGAGCCTTGGCGCGTCCAACTCTTTGCGCCCTACCTCTGATGTACGTTGTTGTCGCAGTTCTCAGCCTCTACTAAATCCTCTGCGCCGCTTAAATCGCTGTAACGCTCATGCACTCTAAGCAGTAAATTTTCCGCACCGGAGTTTTTCTTAAAAAACTCTTGGTAATGTAAAAAGCACTTACGTTCTCGCCACCTCGCCGCGCCATTTCTTTCCTGTGTGAGCCGGAATAAGAAATTGGTAAAGAAATCCGCTCGTCCTACGGTGGGGAGTTGAACCCCACTTTCCCCGGCATGGTGTCCGTGGCATTTCCAGTTATGCTATCGTAGGCATCGTTGCAACGATGGTCTTTAGCGTGACTTACGCAAGCTCTCCAAGTTTAAGTCCTGTCGGCTTTCCCGGACTACTCACATAAGCCTCTCAGTGAGCATTGCAATCTCCCTATTTAATGATTGCTTACCACGGCTTTCGCCAATACTTTTCAGCCGGAACACTAAACCAACTGTAAACAGTCAGCGTTATTCTCGGTTGAAATGTTCGATGGGAGAATCGAACTCCCGTCCCCACCGTGAAAAGGTGGTATCTTGACCGCTTGACTAATCGAACAGGTGTGGTTTTTACTTTTTGACTGGAAGCAAGGTACCCTTTAACCACAAAAAATCGTAACCAGGTTCTTGCAATTCTCCGCAGAGAAGCCGTTCGCGTCCGGTAAATTCTCTGTGAATAGGCTGCAATCTACCTAAATGGGCGAAAGAGGAATTGAACCTCCAATGTTTACCACGAGGGAACGGATTTACAGTCCGCCGCAACACCACCAATCGTTGCCGTTCGCCCTGAATTTTCTTTGTATCGCCAAGAACATTAGGAAAGAAGCGGTGGGAATCTTAATCGCTAGAGCTACACCCACAGGTGGGATCGAACCACCACACTACACCAAGTTCGCTCCGATCACTTAGCGATTCACTTCATCTTTCAGTGCTTTACCAGCTTTGAACTTAGGTGCTTTGCAAGCCGGAATGGAAATCTCTTTACCGTTCTGTGGATTCTTGCCAACTCTGGCAGCACGCTCAGTCACTTCAAATGTTCCGAAACCGACCAACTGCACTTTTCCACCTTTGCCAAGTTCTCCGCCGACAACTTCCACAAATGCGTTGAGCGCCTTTTCAGCATCACTCTTAGAAAGTCCGGCTTCATCAGCCATAGCCTGTACTAATTCAGCTTTGTTCATTACTTCTTGCCTCCTTTCTTGTGGTCTGCATATATGGAATATGCGATTGCAATTATTACTTCTGTGATTATCGTTGCGGCAACACCGCACCAAAATTCAGGAATATACATCTTTTTGCATCCTCTCTTGTCTGCTACCTCTGGTAGCCGTCACGGTCATGCGGTAGTCATACCGTTTCTGCACTGCACCGCCGCACTCAGCCGCCTTACTTCCTCCGGTGTATCTTGGCGTAGCTTCACTGCCATGGCTATATTTATAGTTTCGTGCCGGATTGCCATGCGTGGACCATCAGGGACTCGAACCCCAGACCGTCCGGTTATGAGCCGGATGCTCTAACCAACTGAGCTAATGGTCCATACCTCACACTTTGGGAGATTCCATGTGAGGTTTCGGAGGTCCATCATAAGTGTGAACCCTCCGATGTTGGATTGCTGTCGGGGAACAACAATTCCTAAGTGGGAAGTGTTGGTGTCGAACCAACTCCTATGGATTTTCAGTCCATCGCTTCTACCGAGTTAGCTTACTTCCCATATTACGGCACTGTTGCTGTGCCGTAATGGTTAGGAGAAACTTTAATGCCAAATACCTTGTGTTCACTCCGCTTAACTTATATCCGTGTCACTTGGTATGGTCGTAGTATAGCGTACTAAACATTCTTTGTCAAGTGGAATAAACAAAATTTTCAAAAAAATTTGTTTTTCTGTGTGCAGTCGGCTTTACAACCATTTTTCTGAACATCAGAAATCAACTTGCTTACAGGGATTTTGAGAAAATTTGCTATATCGTATATCTTGTCGATTGACGGATAACTTTTGCATTGTTCCCAATCGCTCACGGTATTCTGTGCCACATGAACGCCCGTTGCAAGTTCGTGTTGTGTAATTCCCCTATTCGTTCTTTCTTTTTTTAAGTTGGTGGCGAAACTATATTGTCCCATGCTATCCCTTTCTATATTCCTAAGTCGCTTCTCTTTACTACCTGTCCCTCTCCGCCAAGAAGAGCATCTACAAACTGGGCGAACATTGCCAGAGTGTCCGGCGCATCATCATGTTTATTCTTTCCGAGCTGTGTATAACTGCAAAGGAATGACATCATCACACCGTAATCACTCTTAGGCTCATATTCTGTAATATCCTTGAATATGACGTGTTCCTTAACCCATGAAGAATTGACGATGATCTTGGTCTCTTTGTTCTGAGTAGTGTATTTCTTCGTAATATGGCATCTGCCGCCTTTGGCTTTAACAAGTCTCTCAACCTCATTTGCGGTTCTGCTACCCTCTTTGTTGCTCTCGAACTGTGCCTGCTGTACATGATGCTTAACAAGCATATCTGAGTTGAGTTCGTCTAAGGTTCCAGGGTCGATGTTCTTGAATACCAGATCTTCCAGATAGTATCTGTCTCCGTACTGATAGAAAACTCCGAGGAAGTTGTAATCTGTACCGGTGTCCTTGGTATCGCAGATTGCCAATATAGAATCCGGTTCTCTGTCCGGCAGTCCTCCGATATATCTCTGTAATTCTGTTGGATGATACAGAATACCCTCTCTCTCAATCGGATCGCTCTTATACAGGCAGCGATATGAAACATCATCCATCGACATTTCCATATCGTGGAAGTATTTCTCATCGAATCCAACATCATAATCGTAATCAAAGTTGCTTTTTCCGGTCTGAGGATCAATGTCTGGAACAGCAATGAACTCTGCCCTCGGATTGCCCTCATACATTCTTTCAAGCCGGCCAATAACATCATGCACACTCCATCGGGTTGCAATGTGGATCTCTTTTGCTTTCTTCTTTTTACGAGATTTAAGGTCTGTGGTGTACTCTCCGTACAACTTATCCAGACGATCAATAGACAGAGCCTCTTCGATACCGGAAACCAAATCATCCACATACAGAAATCCCTCACAACGGGTAACACCGGTAAGGGAACCTCTGATTGGTCTGCAGGTCAGCGTCTTAAACGGTTGCCATCTTCCAAGGTTTATTGTCTCTTCTTTTGCGTTGTTTCCCTCAAATACAATGTCCGGGAACACATCGCTCCAACAATATTCATTGCTGGTAATTATGTTGAGAACGGCATCATAGAACATTCTCGTCATAAATCCAGAATGGGAGGACATAAGGTTTGGTGTGTTGGGGTAATGCCCCATTACAAACGATATGAAAAACTCTCCCAGTGTGGTCTTGCCGGTGCCAGGAGGCATTGATATTGATAGAATATCCAACTCATCATCAATAAGCCTCTGCATCTTCTGTACAAGCCAATAAATCTTATTTCTTCGTGGCTGATAGTATCTGTCCTCTGGATCTCTGTTCTTTTCCACATAAAGCAGATAAGAGTCAAAATCCTTATGTTCCTGTGCTAAGAACAAAAGAGCCTTATTGTACAAATCGTAATATTTAATATCTCCTGTCGCACATAGCCTCAGTGCAAGGAATCTGACCTTATTCGCTAATTTCCGTGAAAGTTCTTTATCTTCCCGAATAACCTCATTTGCCATTCCGAGTAAGGACAGAAGATTGTCATAGTCACTCAGATCGCTTTTCAGAAGCCTTACGATAATCTCTTTATTCGATAGTTCGTGTTGAGCCATGAAAATTCATCCTTTCTCACGGCTCTACACGGCTCTGTAATATACCTACGGCATAACGATTTTAACTTTCGCATCCACAATAATTCCACATTTCATAGGATCATCGTATGTTTCAAACTGAATTGCACCATTTTCTTTAAGTGCTCTACCAATTTTTACTGCCATTCTGTCTTTTATGATTTCTCCCATATTGTCACTTCCTGCTTCAAATATTGTGAGTATTTTGCGTTCTCCAAATGTTCTAATCTCTTTTCTACCATACACTGATTGCCAACCTTTTAATCGGCGGTTTTCTTCTAAGATTGTGTTATACGCTGCTTTCAGGCGTTTCCTTTTCAGGCGTGTCTCTTTCCGTTGCTTTTTCACGTTTTTCCTCCTGGTCTTTTTTTTCTCT